TAACTAACTTTAATACTCGAAACTGGAGCAGCATTTGATGTACTAATTTGTGTTCTGGCTTGTTGAAGAAACATATTAGTCATCGCACCAATCACCGATTGATTGTTTGCGTTATTTGGATTTAGAAGTGTATTATATGATAGTGCTGCATCTCTGGGATCTATTTGTAGATTGCTAATAATATAATTGTAATGATCTCTTTGTGATTTTTCTGTGGTCATTATTTTTTTATAATCAAAAGTTTGTTCAGCAAACCCTTTCATAATTCCGATATTACCAAATGGCATATCATTATATACATCAATATTTTTTATATTTAAATTTTTTGCTACTTTCATCATAACATCATCATAATATTTTAAATATATTCTTTGTGTTGATACGTTTGATGCATTTTTAAAATCTAATACAACAAAATAATTTTTTGTCATTTGATAGAATGATAAACTTGCTTTCCATTGTGGGTTTGAAAGAAACCATTTACTAATAAAGGATGTAAAATCCGTAGCGTGTTTTTCTTTTTCTGTTTGTACAAAAGTAGATACAAATTCTTTGACATCTTCTGGTGTAAATCTTTTTAAAAGTTCATCTACGTTCCATGCGCTAGGGGGAACTGTTAAGGCCCCAAATTTGTACTCTTTTATTCCTGATAAATCTATTGATATCTCAACGTTTTGTGTGGTTCCCTTTCTTACTGGCATACCTTCTGAATCACAAACGACATTATTGATTACTTGGACGCCGCCAGCTTGAAGTACTTCAGTTTGAGTAATAACTCTTGGAAGAAAATAAAGCCATGTTGCAGACAATGTTAATCCTAAAGACACTCTAGGATCACCAACCTCTAATAATCCAGTAAAACTTGTGAATGGGGTTAAATCGAATTCTGGTGGTTCTACAACCACTGGATCGACAGTCTCGTCATTTGCAACTTTTAAAATATCACAAAGAAATGGGAGGATGTTATAATTTGGGTTTAAAAAATTGGCAGAACCCGTTGGGAAATTTGAAGGATTCCACAACGGACTTTTACACAAAATATCTTTATCTACTTCAAGCATAATTAATCATCAAGAAAATTTTCTTGTTGTTGTTTAATAAAAACTATTTTTAAAAATTCCATAATGGCATCTCTATCTCTTGCCTTATTAAAACTTTGTAAAATAACTCTTTCTCCTTCTAAATTATATCCAAACAAAAGAAAAGAATCTAAATATTCTGTAACAATAGATTTCAATAAAGACAAATCTCGCATTGCAATTTGTTGAGATTGTTTATTTTCTTTTAACCACTTATCTAAACTTTTTTGTAGTTCTAAATTATTGATTGCATCAAAAACTTTTTTTTGTAATTCATCGTTTTGTTTTTGAGTCATTTTTTTTTCTATTATATTTTCAAAAGAAGAAAGCGAAGGACTATTTGTATTTTGTAAATTTTTCTTCTTGGAGTACGCCATATTATTACTTATTATACGTATTTGATTTATTATTGATGCTAAATTTTACTAGATATTCAATAACTGTTTCGATTGAACTGGTTTTAAGTTTAAAATTTTCAGGTATAAATTGTCCCCCATCATGGATTTCAAAATATTCTTCACCAAAGTAGTTGTGATTATTAAAACACGTTATAAACACCGAAGAAACTTTAGGGTCTACTACTACAGTCCAAGATCGGGCATCTGAATTGGAATAGTCTGTATACAGTTTATCTGTTACATACCCGCTGTCACGCAATCTTTTAATGAAATAACTAACTGTTGTGATTTTGTTTCTAGACATATATTATAATTTATTTTCAAACAGTTATTTAACAAGGGCAGAAATTATATATTTTAATTCTGTATTTTGTTCGTCTTTAATTTGAAATATAAAGACTTTGTATTCGTTATTTATTTTTACTGTGATGTTATTTTTAAATGTTGCTAAACTTTTAAAAATTTCAATTTTTATTGAAAGAGGATTTGATATAGAATCGCCATCAAATTGATTCGAAACTAGCATTGAAACGTTATCAATATTTTGTAGGGTTTTATCATCAATCTCAGCATACACCTGATCTTCTTTAGTATAAAAATATATCTTATTAACTTCATTTACGAAAGAATAAGCTGACATAATTTGTCTAACCTTTTGCGCCGAAATTTCAAAAATTGTGTTAAACTTTAATTTAGCAATTGTTTCAATATTAATTGTCGATTCTTTAATAATGTTGTCATCAACTAAATGATATTTAAAATGTGTATTTTCTTTCGTGACTTCGTTTGAAGACTTACAAGTTAAGTGATTGTTTTTGTGTATAAGTTCAAAACTACCGCCTTCTCCTAAACACTCTAAACCTGTTAAAAACTTTTTGATGTTTATCAAATTTAACTTCAAGTCTTGAATTTCTATAGGCAATTTTGTTTTTGCGTATAGAATAACGCTGTTATCTATAGAAGAACAAACAGTATAAATGCTGTCTTTATTAGTTTTTAAAACACAGCTTTCAGTTAACCTATTAACTGGGAATAAAATTTTTTCTAAAGCTGATTTTGGAATTGGAATATGTCTTTCATTACTCATTTTTATACTTTTCTTCAAGTAATTTTAGCATATTCTCTAATGTTTTGCTAATACTTTTTAAATGCTTTTCAATATTTTTATCGAAATTTACTACTGATTTATTATCAGTAGTTTCTTTAATTATATTAGCTTCTAGCTTTACTGGTTGTGGTGGTTGTGGTATTTGTTGTGGTTGTGGGACGTTTGGTAATATTTGTGGCATTACCTGTGGTGCATCTGGAACCATTCTCCTAATAACATCCTCTGATGGTGGAGCAGCAAAACCAGAAGGAACTTGTGAGAATTTATTTTGAGTTCGAAAATTTGGGTCTTGAACTGAATTTATAAACTCTTGGATGTTAATTTTATTAGCTGGTAGTGAACTTCGCTCAATGGTTAGCTGATCAACCTTTTTAAGTTGAGAGCTAACCATTGCTGCGAGTTTAGCAGCTTCTAAAGCTTCTAATCTTGGATCCATTTTACAGGTCTTTTAAGATCTCTTGCATTTTTCTATCTTGTTCAGATAGCTCGTCTTCCGAATTAACTGTTTCGGTAATTTCTGGTTCAACTACATCAACTTTGAAATCATCTTCATGATGTTCTGTTTTTTGAACTTCTTCTTTACCGAGAAAGTGGAAATCCAAAATTTCCTTGATCTCATCATAGTTTTTTCTTTGGAAGATTGTATCCAAGCTTTTAATTGAAGAGTATACCTCATCGCTATTTTCAAGACCCTCAATTTGTGAAGGTGACACAAATTTAGAGCTTGTGTAATTTGGATAACCAGCAGCATTCTTTTCTACTTTAATTCTAAGATTGCATCCTTTTTCGGACAAATCAAAAATTCTAAAACCAAATTCTGATGCATCATCTCCATCAATAGCAGATTGAATTACTTTCTGTAATTGTGCTCCTGCATTGAGGATTTTAACTTGTCCTTCGTTTGAAGGATTCGATGGATCACTGATTACATATACATTATAAAGCCACTTTTCTGCTTTTTTCAATGGTTTAACTTGGTCGATAAACGTTTGATTTTTGGTAGCCCACATTTTTGCACGATATTCATCGATTGGACACTTTTCTCCATAAGTGTTTGGGCAAAGAACTGAAACTTTTTTACCAGTTTGAATGCTATCAAAAATGTGTTGATAATAATGGAATCTGGTCTTTTTACCATCTTCCAAATTAGGAAGAAGACGAACCAAATATGTCTTATCTGGTTCAAATTTCATGAAATCTTTGAAACCTGAATCAGTATTGGTTTTTGTGGTAAGTGCTTCCTTGAGGGAATCGAATAGGCTTTCGTTGTATTTGTTATTCATAATTTATATCTTTTATCTTAGCATGTTTTATTTAAGTGTCAAACTATTTTTGACAAAATTTTTGACTTTAGCGGTTGCTGTTTTTGTTAATTGTTGTGTTTTAGGGGATTGTTGATATCTTGTTTTAAAAGCTACCAAATTTTCGTAAAGATTATTGGCAAAAAGATATATTTCATCTTTTGGAATTTTATCTAAAACTCTAATAAAGTCTCCAAGCTCCATAAGGCTATAAGGATTGATTCGATGTTCTCTATAGTGATTCAACCAAGAATACATGTAGCCAGTTTTATGATAGATATAATCTTCAATAAAAATTTTATGTTCTAAACAAAACATTCCAACAAACCTTAAACTGTTTTTTATTTCATCTAATTGTTTTTCAGGATCTCTGTCTTCTTTTTGTTTTTGAAAAAGCGCATAGGTTTTTAAAGCACTTCTTGTTGTAAAATAATTTAAAGTGGGATATTTTTCATTGGGATGAAGTTCATTGAATGCCAAAAAATAATCATTCCAATTAATATGATTGTATCTTTTTAAGAAAGTTTCAATTTTATGAAGAAACGCAACCGTATTGGGATCAATGTCAGAAAAATTTTTTCTTAATTGATAAGGTTGTCCCTTTCTTAAGTGTTTGATATAAAAATTGTAAATTTGTTTTTGTGAATCGTTAAGAGTCATCTTTTTTTATTAAATTTTGACCTAAACATTTTTTTATAAACGTTTGGTGTTGAACTTAAATAGGTTCTAATAATTGATTGGAGGTTTGATTCTCCCAATAAAGCAAAATAAATTTTTTGCGTTTTTTTATCATCTACCAAAAATTTTAAAAAATTTAAATAATTCATTTTTTTGTTTTTACAAATACAAACAAATGCTCCGAATTTCATTGTAATTTGTTCAAATTCTTCGACATCTAAAGCATTGGATGGGTTTGATACTTCTTCTAGTTGTTGTGTTGATGTTATAATCATAGCGGATTTAATTTTTTTGTCAACTCCATAAATAATGGAGTAATTTTGCCACCTGCGGATAATGTTGTTCCGTTACCATCGCAATATTTTTGTGCAAATTTTAAAAGATTGATCATTTCTTTTTGTTTTGGTTGACGAATACTAACATTTTCTGTTTGGGTATTAATATAAAATAATAATTCAGGTTTGTGTTTTTTGATTAAACTATCAACAACGATACTGTTGAATTTATTTGTCATAGCTGCTAACACCTTTTTAGGTTGTCCTTCTATCAAAATTTGACCAGCATAACATTTTGTCTCTGATAATTTTTTTTCAGCTTCTTTTTTAACACTTTGAATTAATTCTTTTTGAGAATCTGTAAATGGTTTAAATCCGTTTTTGTACGTATTAATAAACCTTGAGAAATCATTTTTAAATTGAGTCCAAAAAATAATATTTAAATCATAAGATTCGCTAAAATTAAAATTACCAGATTCGTAATCATTAGCCAAAAGTATTAATTTTTTTTGATCATTGCTCAATTCTACATTTTTTTGAAAGAGTTTTCTAATAAACATAGAACCAGAATCATAATCTGAATAAACAATTTTTGATTTTTTAAATTGATCTACGTATTTTTTTGAATCAACGTGGTGGTCTATAATAACAACATTTTCTTGATCCATGTTGGGAATAAAATCTTCCCTTAAATATAAATTTAATAAAATTGTTTTTGGTGGATTGATAGTTTTATTGATAAAATCTTTAACTGGGTTTATATCTAAATTAGATATTTCTTGATATGTGATTGTATCGTTAGGATGCGACCATAAAAAGGTTAATAAACTAATTGCGCCATCGAGGTCTTTATGAGTAAAGACTTGATACACTTTGTTTTGCATAAGGATATTTATGCACTATTGATTATTTTTCATCATTTTCACTTAAATTTTCTACAAAATTTAGAGTGTCAACAATATTAGAATTTAAACTAGCCTCAATATCATCGGTAAGTTTTGGCATTTTTCCTTTTACAGAATATTCTTCGGAAAACTCTTTTGGTTCTTTCAATGAAAGAGTTGGATAATCAATTTCTAAATGAGTATAAACTTGGCGTGGACCAAATCTATTTTTTTCAACTCCCATATGTATGATACCCAAGTCAGAATCTCCTTCTTCCGTCCAAATGGAGATTTGAGCGTCCACGGTGTGAGAAAGACCCATAGACTCGCTTGTTTTGTCTAATTCTGGTTTGGGTGTAGAAACTGCCGCTCTATTTGCTTGTGTGGCAGAAATAACAGGACACTCAAAATCATAAGATAATGCACGTATACCCTCTGTTACTTGTTTAATTCCTTCATATGAGCTTAAATTGTTAATTGCTGGTGCTACAAGGTTAATATAGTCAATGATGATAACATCTGGTTTGATGTTATTTTTAACTAGTTTGTTTATGTATGCTTTTAAATTTAAAACTGTAACTGATTTGGGTGGAAATTCTTTAATGATTAATTTTGAATTTTTATTCTTAACTTTATATTCATGTAAAAAGTTTCTTAATGGACTAATTTGTAATTTTAAATCATCACAAGGAATTTTTGAAAGTTGAGCGGAAATTCTTTTTGCATAAACTTGTTCTGGCATTTCTAAAGAAATTAAGACAACTGTCTTGTCTTGATTTAAAATATTAGTTGCAATGTTTCCAAGAAATATAGATTTTCCGACATTAGTAATTCCATAGAACACATACAAAGATCTACCTTCTGCCATAAAACCGCCACCCAAATGACTATCAAGCCATTTCCAACCTGTAGATAGTGTTTTAAAAACTTTTTGAAGATCTTCGCAATGCGAGTCAATTTTTTCCAAATAATCAAATCCAATATCATCCATTAATGATATACCACATGCTGATTCAAACTTTTTTAAAATTTTACTACTGTCAATTTCTCCAGATTGAACATCAAGGTGTGTCTCAACAACCGTATTCAACACGGCCTTTTCTTTTAAAAACTTTTCAGTATTTTTAATTAAAACATTTTTATTGTAGTTCTTATCAATAGAATTAAACGAAAGAACCAACTCTTTTAAAGCATCTTTTTGTTCTTGGGTAACTAGATGAGCTTTTAGTTCTGTGATATTTGGAACAGTTTTATGTTCTAGATAAAACTCTTTCAAAACAGAAAAAACGGTTTTGATATTTTTATCTTTAAAAAAAGATACTTCAGAATGTTCTAAAACAGTTTCTAGAAAATTTTGATCTAAAATAGCATTGTAGATAAAAATCTTTTCAAACTGATCATGATCAAGAACCAAGCCTTTATTCACCATCATAAAATTATAATGCTTTTTAGATAAAAAGCAATATTAATCAGCTTTCTTTATTAAATTTTAGTTCGGTTTTAAGCTTTTCTTCTAGTTTTGGTAGAATTTTTGCCCAAACTTCATCATTATCTTTCCAATCTTTATAAAATCCTAAAATATCATCACCTAAAACATGTCGGTGTCCTTGTTTAGTTAGGATTCCATAACCCTCTGCCATTTCCAATAGTCCAGAATATTTGGATATACCAGATTTGAAATTCAAATACATTTCACATTCTAAAAATGGAGGAACGAATCTATTTTTAGTAGTCAGTGCCCTCATTGTTAAACCATTAATATCTTTAGAAAGCGGAGTTGTATCGTCTGTTGCATTTTTGTTATCAGATCTACTAACTCTTTCTTGTTTTGTTGCCATTTGAACTAAAACCGAAGACATGTATAACGGTCCTGATCCTCCCGATTGACTTTTTACCAAAGTTGGATACAGAGCACCAGGATTATCATACGTGTGATTTGTAAAAACGATTGGCGTATTTGCCTTTGCAGCAGCATGTGTAATTGCTCTGAGCATACTTTTTAAAGAAACGGCTCTTGCTCCCATGTCTGCTGAATCTTTTCCATCTTCAATAACTTTAGCTTCTCTTGTAGAAATTAAATTACCTAAAGAATCGATTGCGATGATTACTTTTCCTTGAAGTCCTTTTTCGACGACAGTTTTTAAAAATTTTACCATTTGATTTCTGCAATCTTCGATAATTTCGATTGGACAATGTTTAATTTTAGATGAATCGCATCCCAAATTTTCGGCTGTATCTTTATCTAGAGCATTTTCAGTATCAAAATAAACAACGTGCATACCCTTTTTTTGGGCATTTGCCATTATTTTGTTGACCATTAATGTTTTACCACATGCTTGTGGTCCTGCAAATCCCGTTATTCTACCAACAGGAATTCCGCCGTATAAAGATCCAGATATAATGGCATTAAGTGCCATACAACCAGTATCAATCCAATCGGTTACTGTTGATAGACTGTTTTCGTCTAAAAAAGCAGCATCTGGATTTAATTCATCCAATATTTTGAATGCATCATTAATATCTGCTGAACCAAAATCAGCTTCGTTTTCAACTTTTCTTTTAGGCATAATTATTCGTCAAAAAGGTTCACTACGCTATGAGGTTGTGCTGGTGCTGCTTGTTGTGGGGCAGCTTGAGCTTGTGGCGTAACAAACTGATTTTGTTTGTTAAACATTTGACTGTATTGTGCTTGTAGTCTGAAATCGATTGCGTCAATGTCGTTAGACGTAATAACGCTATTTTTATAGAAGAACGTAACATCTCCCGTTTTATCGGCAAGAAATTCTCTAAAAAAGATTGGCAATAATTGAATTGACATTTTTCCACCACCTGCGTCTACAACATGTAAGATTACTGGATTTGTAATCGCTGTAATATCACTGGTACTTTTTTCTTTGTTGTGTTGTCCTAACACAGTTCTTCCGAGAGTATCTAAAATAATTGTCAATTGGTTGTTTTCGTTATTCATATATAATAATATAGCATTGTTTGAAAAATAATCAAGTATTTTTACCAATTTAAAGCATCAGAAACATTTGGAAATTTTGATTTAAAAATGTTTTTTATTTCTAATGCGATTTCACGATGTTCTTTTTGTGTGTCTTGCGTAGCTCTTAAATCAATATAATGAATCCAAGATCTAATAGAACCCGACATATATAATGTGGTTTTTGTGTTAAGTGGTAATACCATTCTGGCACATTCTTTAGCTATTCCTCTATTAATAAGTTTGTTATACAAACTTAAACTTTGGTGCTGTATCGAATCAATTTCTTCTGACAGATCTATATATTCTGAAATATCAACAGGTTCGTCTCCAACTTGGCGATTTGTTTTTCCTTGTTTTCTTAATTCGAAATGTTCTAAATCAGTTGCTGTGGAATAACGTTGACTAAATTCTTGAAAAGAAAAACTACGATGTCTCAAAATTTGAGCAGCAATCGCTCTCGTTGTTTGAATTTCTATTGTAGCATGAACCATTTCAAATGGACTCCAATGTTTATGTTTAATCAGATAATTCAAAAGTTTTGGTGCGCTTTCCATGTTTAATTGGTTAGATGGGTTGCTTACTCTAGCACAATATGTGATTAATTCTTCGGGGTTACTAATTCCAGTAATTAATGGATTTGTTATAGCTATTAGTTTTGTATTCATATATTTGATTTAGAAAGTAGTTCAATCAAGTCTGTTGCTTCTTCACAACCTACTGCTGGAGTAGGCCATCCGATTACTTGAAAAATTCTTGAAATTATTGGTGTAACATTTTTTTCAAACATAAGTTTGTAGTCTGGTTTAACGTATTGTATCAATTCTTTTGGATAAGAACTAAGAAAACCCATTGTTTCATATCCAAATTTATTTTTAGAACAGTAAAAAGTTTTAATTTTTGCTCCACTGTTAATTGGTGGATATTTTTTGTTTAAATCTAGTTTTATCAAAGCATCATTAAAGTTAATTGAGCTTTTAACGTGGTTGGGTGTACCTTTACCAAAATTTCCATCTTTATCAGCCATGTCAGCATATTTGCTATAATTGTTTACTTTTTTTCTTAAAGCAATTTCCTCAACAGACATTTTACAAAATCTTTCAAATCCTTTTTGAAAAAGACTAGTTGCAGTTTTTCTCTCCTTGGACATAATCGCAGTTTCAATTACCTCTTTAATTAAGTCTTTCACTTCTTTAGAATGCATAGCCTTTGCTACTTCCATTCCTTTATATTCAAATTCATTTGTTTTAACACCTTCTTTATCTAGAATATGTAAAATATAATATTTTTTCTTTTGAAGGAGAGCAACATCACAGATTTTTTCTCTTTTGAAAAAGTATCGGGGATCGTTTGAATTTAACTCTTTATTAGCCCACAAATTAATCTCATCATTTAAATAGCTACCAATATTTTCAATTTCTTTTTTTGCTTCTTCTGTTATCTGATTTTTTTCATTAACCAATTTTATGTTTTTAAAATCAAAATACTTTTTAAAACAAAAATAAACACTATCTGTATCTGAGTACACGCAAATTTCTTCTTTTTTGCAATCGAATCCTTGTGATAAAATATAATTGTGGACTATTGTTGCTCCCATTTTGGCAACAGCTTGTCCAGTTAAGGTGATGCTTTTTGCGTGATCGATATCAAACAATGGTGAATATTCTTGAGAAAAAATACCATAAATAGAATTCAAAAATGTTTTGTACACATTAGAAAGAGTATCATTATCATTGATAGATTCTTCTAATTTTTTAATTTCTTTTTCATCTTTAGTCTTTCGAATTAATTTTTTGGCTTCTAACATTTTATTTTTAGCTGATACTCTTTCATTATAAAGTCGATCAATTAGATTTGGTATAATTCCTTTAAACTTTTGAGTATATAAAATATTAGCTTTAGTAATAGAAAGTTTTTCCTCTTTTATCAAAGTTTTAAATTTTTCATGGCTGAGTTTTACAA